CAAAAGTAGCAGGGATTGACATGCATGCAATAAACTGCAGTATTAGTCGTAAGACATCCATTCCACAACAAACTCTTTTTGCAGGACACATCCAGAACGCTAAAACAATCGTAAGAGATTACAGATTAAGGGCGGCTAAGGAAATCCACACAGGCAAAATAATAGAAGAGCAATCAGAAATAAAGGTATGACAGGGCTAATAGACACATCAACTCTAATCATAGGAAATTACTATGCATTAGTATGGTTTGATTTTGTATTCATTGGCAAATTAGAAGGATTCGAGAGAAGACATGCATATAAACTAGAACAGAGAATAAAAAAAGGAAAATTAAAGACTATAAATAGCGAACCAGTAATGGAGCGGATAGATTTAGGTCCGCAATATGATGTTTTAATTTTCTCTAGCGACATACCATTCAAATCAGATCGAGGAATAATGACACAGATGTTCAATAATACACAATCAAAGAAACAATTTTATTTCACAAATCCAATAATATTTCGATCAAATGTAATAAATACAGCAGATTGGATAATCAAAAAATTAACAGATATTCGAATGAACATAGTATCAGAGCAAAATCTGAACATAAACTTAAAAATACTCGAAAGTATGCTATTAAAAGATTGGACGTCGACTAGAGACCAAAAAAAAGAAATAAAATTAATAATGGAAATGATTAAAATGAAAGGAACTGAAATTATCCTTGAAAAGCAAATAAAATGGGAAGAGCATTGTGAATTTCAAGTATCACAATTACCATTCGACTAATATGAGGAAAAAAATAATAAGACTAAAAGACAAACCATTGCTAGAATGTTTGAAAGATGCAGGATATTTAATCTTCCAAAATTACAATCACAAAGCAAAAATCATGTTTAAATTTTTCAAATATGATTGATGTAGGATTCATTGGAGATTTGCATTTAGGGCACCAAGCAATTGCAAAAGCCCGAGGGTTTGATGACCTCGGAGACTATCACGAATATGTGATAAAACAATATAATTCAGTACTACATGCAAGATCATTAGTATACCTACTTGGAGACAATTCATTCGAAAAAACAACATACTATCATTTGTTAGATAGGTTAATAGGAAGAAAAATTCAAGTTGGAGGAAATCATGATTTAGCAAAACATATACATGAATTATTAAAATATGTAGAAGCAGTAGGAGGAGCAGTAGAATACAAAGGCTGCATATTAACTCACATGCCAATACATAAACAAGAAATGTCAAGATTTAGAATAAATATTCACGCTCATTTGCATGAAGAAACAATCAAATTATTGACATATACACCATTGGAAGTCAAAGTAGAAATAACAGAAGACCCTAAATATTTCTGTGCGAGCTGGGATAGATTAAATGGTATACCAATTTCATTAGAACAAATACTAGCAACAAAACAATAATTAAAACCACTATCAAAATGGGACAAATAAAATGTAAACGGGCAATGCGCCGTATATCGAATCAATCGGAAGCATTAACAGTAATAGCATGTGGGTGTAAATTTCCACGAATAGAAAAGATTACTGAAAAGAAAAAGAAAGTCGAATCAACCCGTATTGGTAAAAAAGTGCGAGCATTCAAACCTGGAGAGTTACTCAAAGTATGGAATACCTGTGGAATACCAGGATCGATAACAAAAATAGCAGCATATGCAATCCATCAATTGGACGCAATGAAACCAGCTGAAAAAGCAAAAACAAAAGCCGTAATAGCTAAATTCAAAGCCGGTAAAGAAAATAGATTTACCAGGTGGATGTCGGCTACAAGCAGCCCAAAGAAAGTGAGCAAGCGCGCGCCAAAAGGAACTTTACCAAAAGTAAAAGAACCTATAGCAGTGCACCAATTCATTCCAAAGAATGAAAAGAAGCGCATTGAGGCAGCGAGAATAAGGCGATGCAAAATGGCTAAATTGGCTAAAGCGGCATAAACAATAAGAGGGGTGCGACTCTATAACGCACAAAATTAATGGTCTAATAGCTCAGTTGAATAGAGCAACACCCTTAAAAACAAAAAAAGTCATACTAATTTGTAGTATGACTTAAATGTACCTGTAGTTCAACTGGATAGAATCTCGCTCTTCTACAGCGATGGTTGGAGGATCGTGCCCTCCCAGGTATACTATGCGGCTTTAATATTGTTAACAATTAAATTATCATTATCAAATTCCCAATGACAATTTGGACATAATTGAATCAAATTTTCATAGGAGTTAACATCTTTAAGTTTTGAATCTAAAGAAAATGAATGGATTGGCTTTATATGACAGAGTTCAACATGTTTTTTATACCCACAATTAGCACACGGCAAAGAGGATAAATCCTTAAACCAAGAACGAGCTAATTGGCGAATATGAACATGCTTAGAACTGGAATGTAATTTCTTTATGCATTCTCTTTCAGAATATTCAAATAAAGTATTATTTAATAATGCTTCTTTTTGATTAGACAAATGATTTTGATAGCAATCCTCACAAAGAAGACTTCTATAGTTTCTAACAATATTATCGCACCTTGAGCATTTTTTAGCAATCTTTCTTTTAGGATGAAGTTTGCCATTTAAAGCATTTGCACAAGATTTGCAACAAAATTTAGGATTTTTGGTTTCAATACCACAATTTTCACAGATATTCATATTACATTCAAATTAATGAGTTGATTTATATATTATATAACGTATTTGAATAGAGAAATGTTTTATTGAAACCAAATTATTTTAACAAAGTTTTTAAAAAAGGTGTGGGTCGCAGGTTTGAATCCTGCTTGGATCACAATTATTAATAATCTAAACTATGAAAGTATCATTTGATTTCGATTCAACATTATCAATTGATATAGTTGAACAATACGCAAAAGAATTAATCGAGCAAGGACATGAAATATGGATTGTAACATCAAGATTTAAATATTTTGACAAATCAAGAAATAAAGTAAATAATTCAGATCTTTATGAAGTTGCAGATAGAATAGGGATTAAAGAAGACCATATACATTTTTGTGAAATGGAGAACAAATCCGAATTCTTAAAAGACAAAGAGTTTTTGTGGCATTTAGATGATGATGCAATTGAATTATCATTTATAAGAACAGACACAACAGTATTCCCCATTTGGAGATATCAAGGAATTAATTGGAAACAACAATGCCAAGACTTACTAAGAATATTAACAAACAAATTTAAACCAAGTCAAATAAAATTAATTACTTTATGAAGACAAATCAAAACCACTTTAAACCCTCAAGGTTTAACAAAAAACAGGACTGTGTCATGGTGGTAATAGAACGACAGTAAGGGGGGATGACTTAGCCTTGATCAGCTTTCCCCCTACAAATAAATTACATTAATGCAGAGAATTTTGGGAAAACCATTGTTGAGATACTACTGAAATAGAAATATTTATAAGTAGCAAGTAATAGAAATATGAAAAACATGGCAATAATGTAATTGTAAAAAAGTATCACTCGCAGTAAAAAGCAATACGGAGTCCCCTAAAAGATACAAAGGTGTTATGTAGAAATACACGGAGTTATAATGCCAAAAAAAATAAATTCAAGAATATGAATTCAAACGAAACGATTGAAGCGGCCAAAAATGGGTCGCAGAAAGCATTCACTAAGTTATACAATGCATACCATAAAACAGTATACAACTGTATATATAACATAGTGAAGAACACAGATGTAGCTGATGATTTATTATCGGAAACATTTTTAAAAGCCTTTAAAAACATAAACAAATTTGTAGAAAACATTTCATTTGAAATGTGGCTTAAGACAATTGCCAATCACCATAGTATTGATTTTATTCGAAGCACGAATAGAAATCGAAATGATGTGTATATTGACGATGAACAAATGTCTGAGTTTATTTATACTGATAATAGTAATCCAGAAAAGGATATGATTAAAAAGGAAGAATACAAACAATTTGAGAATGCATTAAAAGGGTTAGGAGATCGATCAAGAGAGGTGCTTACTTATAGATATCAAAAAGGGTTGAGTTACAGGGAGATAGCTGAAAAACTTAACTTAAACATTGGTACCATAAAGCACTATATCCATCGATATAAGAAAGTTTTAATATCAAATATTAACCAATTAAAGTAAAACAAAATGAAACTGAGAAATCAATTCTTGTTGCGGATAGGCAAAGCCATCGGTAGCACACTTGCAGTAGCTTTATTGGGCATAGGAGTAGGAAATTTTACACAGAACAATGAAACATTATTAGTTAAAGCTCCAATGACCGGAATGGGTCAAGAAGTTTATTCAATGACTAATGATAATTTTGTAGCTCAGCAGGAATTTATTACTCCAATTGGGGTCGTCTCAAAAGTAATAACGTATACTCAATCAATTACTAATTTAGTAGCTGAGCTCCCACAGGGAATTGAGATGAATGCCTGTTATTTTGAAGGTAGACGGCTTGGAGAAATCCTTTTATCCAATAAAAAGCCAAATATGCCCGGAGTCCACAGAATTTCAATAGGGAAAAACCCTAGAGGAGATACAATAAAACCTAATACGAGCTAACTAGAATAAGTTAGAAACAGAAAGCTGTAGGTCAGCAAAAAATCGTATTATCTATTATTATTTATCAAAAATAAAGGAGGACAAAAAAATGAAAAATTTGAGCATGGATATGAAAGACATGCTAGAGTACCGAAAAATATTGGAACGGAAACGGGACAAGCTATTAACGGACTTTGGAGATCAGGATGCCAGGTATCAACGGATACAACGGCAATGTGACATTATGGATGTCGTATTCGACACAGTGTGGGTGGCATCAGTATTGGAGGTTGCCCCACAATTTGCAGCATTAACAGGAAGAGATTTCGATCTACCATCGCTAACGCTAGCAATTGGAGAATTTAGTTCAGCCACGATAAAAGATGACACGCAAGTGAAAATCGACTTCAAGGCAGCGGCAGTAGATACTGAAGCAGAACCAGTAGAAAACAAAGAAGTTACAACGAAGACTCCGGAGGTCAGCAAACCAGCTGAAGACGTGGCGGACTTTGTTGTAGAGATACAGAAAATGTTATCTAAAAGTTTCGCAAAAAATATCGAGCCTGCAATCGAACTCTATTTGAAAGGTACAGGTAAAAAGATCCTTCCGGCTGATGCATGGACGGAGATTAAAGACTTGTTAACGGATAACAAACTAATCAAGGGATGGGACATTTATGTAGCAAACCAATTTAGAATGGCAAATCCATTAGCAGCATTTCTGGCTATCAAAAAGTGGGTTCCTACATGGAACGATGTTGAAATCGGCAGAATAGCCGAAGATGCACTAAAACGCGTTTTGGCAGACAGAGAGCACAACACACCATCAGTCATAAAGCAATTGGAAATGATGATGGAAATGGAGCCAACTAAAGATCAAAAAGATTTGTGGATCAATAATCCTCAAAACAAAAATGCTCTTGAAGTTTTGCTCCATATAAACAACAACTATCCAATTGCAAAAAGCAAAGCTGAAAAAGCCGAGCTAGAAGCAGCGTTGAATGCGGATAAAAAAGCATTTGAAAAGGCTGCAAAACGGATGATTGCTTGCATGAATCCAAACGTACGCCTCGGAATGGAGAAATCGTATGGCCGTATACCCTATGTAGAGAAAGGGTATCCTGAAGCTTAATCCGCTCAGGAAAAAGGATTTTCTACGTGTATTTATCAAAAATATTCAAAAAACAAATGAAAAAACTGATTTTCCGGACTGTTTACTTTTTATGTGTATTACTCGCAGGTTATACATATGGGAACACAACAAGAACAACAGTCCAGTCCATGGATTCAAATTTGAACCCAGACGAACAAGTAGAAACAGTTTTAGCACGGGCATATAATCCGTCTTTTGATTTTGACGAATTCTTAAAGCTTCGATGGCTTAATGTTACTGTCGAAAAGAATTTGGGCGAAATAGTCGTCAATGCAAAACAAATAGATTGGTCTCGACCTAATTTCAAAATTAATGGAGAATGGGATACTACCCCAGAATCACTATACGAGGAAATAAAACGCCTCGAGGAATGTAACATTATTGAAGAAACCGAGTTTGAGACTTATGTTAAAACTTATTGGGAAAATTCCCAATCTTGATTATGACACAACAAATGCAACAACTTCGCATGATAAATGCGAGATTATCAGGTCTACAAAAGACTAAAGAGGATGTAGCGAGAATACTGTACACAGATGTACGAGGGGATATCTTCCTCGAAAATCCGCTCAAGGAAACCCTCAACCGACTCAACGGGAAAATAATGAGCAAAAAAGTCGCAATAAACAGTGTCGTAAATTCCATACCAGGATACAGTATATATATTCATAGAAGAATATCGTATATATTTCCGGAAGAACTAAAAGCAGGCCTAATAGATATATCATTGGCAGAAGATGGTAGCTCTATACTAGACCTGGAAACAGGCGAAATTGTTTCCAAATAAAAATCGATCGGATCAAACCGGCACCGCAGACAACGCGGTCTAAATCAGGTGCTCGCTCACTCATCGAACCAGCGAGGTAAAAGAATTAAAGGGAGTAATCGAGCTATAAGCATAGGAACCTTATAAGCAGAGCAGCAGTAATCGAAACATGATTATGAGCGGGCCAAAAAAACAGAGACTAACGTAATAATATGTGAGGGCGTCCTCTTTCGGCGAGAAGCATAGTATTATATGTCATAGTTAAGCGGCTGGGGACTGTCGCATTACAAAATGTCCAAAAAATGATGATTGATGGTAATACGTATTAGCAGCCATGATCCTTAAATGGAGAAAATCGAAAAGCTATAAATGCAGGAATAGCATCCCAAAATCCACACAGGTTTAAGCTCCTCAGTGTATCGAGAAGTAGGTGTCCGCCCTTTGGAAGGTTGGCCCAGGCAAGAATAGTAAATCTAATAAGCCGATTAAGAGTTATGCCGGACTCAAAACCTATATTGAACATACAGGAAAGGCAAACCGACAGCAAACCTGGTACTGGTGGCAAATCAATTGCTCCGAGATAGACAAATGCTGAACGGACAGCTATAAATGTCGAATTTTAATTATTTACCACGTCAATAAGTCTCATAGAAGCCGACCATACAAAATAGCCACTATTAAAGTTACTTATGAAAAATGGGTATCTGCCGCAACAGCATACAACAATATAAAAACGATATAGAATAGGTAATTTGGATAATTAAAAGCAATAACTCCCCGCGCTATAATAATGGCGATCAGCCCATGAGAGATGGAAGATTAAAGGAGAAAATGCAAAAACAACTATTAATAGAATACATAAACCGGCTAGTAATGCGCGGGGTGGAAATCCAATAGTTGAAGTTATCTTTTTGGCAATTAAAAAACCAAAGGCCCATGGACCTAGATAGCGAACATCTCATTATATTACTGGTTTTAAAATGAATGAAACAATATAAAAACCAACCTAGTTGTTGCTTTCAAGGTTAATCGAAAGTGGTCTGCGCCTATACTAGTAGATAGGAAACACACGTTGTAAGTGTGATAACGAACAGAAAGGCGAAAGCCGAAGTTGGAAACTCGCTATATAGTTTCATCCCGGCGAGATTCGGGCAGTAGATTAAGCTATAGAACAAATCATGCGAAAAACTAAAAGAATGGCTAGTTAGGAGTACGACCTGCCAGACAGGAAAACTTCAAACCCATGATATATGGGCAAAGTTTATATCACCAGTAAAAGAGTAGTAAGCTTTTACAGCATATGTCAATACGGCTAGAACCCGGTATACTTATTGCTATCATATGTCTTATGAATAGTAATAATAGGGGCGCAAAGGAGCTCGATATGCAAAACCAAGTGGAAGGTCAAACACTTTAAAACCAATAGAATAGGGAAATGAACAATCATTCGGTACAAGACGATAAGAAAGTCATTTCAATACAAGAGTCTGAAGTTTAGAAACCTGGCGCCCATAGTTGGAATCAGTCCTTTAATGGAGAAAGGTACAGAACACGCAGGTCCAAACTGTAAACAAAGTAAATAATTAAGAATATGATTATTTGCCCCGTGCTTATGTACATATATAAAGTAGTCACTAAATAGGATTTAAACAAAACATTGCAAATTATATCAATAGTAACTCAAGTTTCAAGACTTGACACAATATGGAACTTCAGAACACCATGGCTTCATTTGCCATAGGAATTGATACAAGGTTCGTTACGAAATCTTTCTACATACGTTCTTCTCTATTCTTAATGCTAAAGAATAGTTTTTTTAAATTATCAAATATTATCGGCTATTGTATTTACTATACTCAAGAGGCTAATCTCAAGGGTAGATCGTGACATAAACATCCATAGGCTTGTTGTGTAAATATAACTGGAATAGATGGAGAAGCCCATTATTCAAATACCGCTTTTATTCAAAACCAGCCCGAGAAAACGATGAAACTAGGGCATACATATATACAATGGAATGGAGCGTCTTAGAGCAGTGGCAGATAATGCTGAGGTAATAAGATTGATCATAAGAGACTACTTATGAGGTTTATAGTAAATAAATCGTCTAGCGACTGACAGATACAGAAAGTATATAGTGATATAAGGATTACATGCCCTGCGAGTAGGAGAGCAATGGATTTAGGATTGGAGTGTAACCAATCATTATTAAATTTCTTTACATTTTACATCAAATTTTCTAGTCGGAACAGATTAAACTCTCAGTAAGACGCAAAATATTTTCAAAACACAGTAATTAAATCAATTAAAAACGGAGGTCAAAATGAAGACAAAGAATAAAGTAGGTCAGCGGCTTTTTGCTGGCGCAGAAATTTTCAAAATAGCATCAAAACCAGTTGATGTAAATCACAAGTCAAAAGAAAAAGAATTACGTATCGAAAAACTTGCACTTATCTGCATGCCAAAAGCACTCGTAGTAAACGAAGTGAAATTGACACACGGACCTGGTGGATCGGAAATTTACGTAGTGAACGGAGGAGACAACAAAGTCTTATTCCCTGGTAATTACAAATTCGCAGAAGACGCCGGTAAATTCGATCTCGAAAAAGAGCCCGACACATATTTCCCTTCCTATAAGGAGGCAATCTCAATTTGCAACGCTGAAAATGAAAGCGAGATTAATCGCTTGACAATTATTCGCGATGATATCGAAGAACAGATTAACTGTCTAATTGCCGCTAACAAGGCAAATACCGCAGCTATTCCGTTGTACGAAGAAGAAGAGGACTAATCCGAGTTCGCAAGAACTCTTAATTCATATTCAATATGGATAAAAAGACTAGTTTAAATGATATTGATTTGCAGCGATTAGCTGAATTAGTCAATGTCTATCTCAAACCATCTGAACGTTTTTCAATAAATGGGAAAGGTGAGGTTTCTTTAACAGTTAAATCTTGGTTGGCAAGACTCTTTAAACGGAGTTCAGAAGACCACTATGACTTCTTAGAAGTGGTAGGGATAATTGTAAAAGGAATTATGGATGTTAAGGGAGTAATCCCTTTCATAGCAACTACATGCGATAATTCTATTGATATATTAATTGACAACAATGATAGATCAACAGTTATTGCAAAACTCTATACAGCACATATAATAGACGAAGACCCTCAAATAGAAGAGGCAAAAGTGATTGGGCAAAAGGTAACAATTGAGTCCAAACAACGAATGCTCTATCCAGGAGAAGTTATATTCCGAAAGGAACCTAGCATCCGAGAGCTAAATGAGAATGTTTGCGCATTATTAAATGGCAAAAGAAACAATAAAATTGTCATAATTGGCAAAAGGTAGTTTTTTAATTAAGTAATAAATATTGAAATTCATTGAGGTTAAACCCTGACGTTCGAACTGTATATGATTGGGTAACTCCGAGGATCATTTACGCTAAGCGAGAAGACAATGTACAAAAAACAATATTCATTATGGCTTAGAAAACACACAAAAAAAATAACGCAGATCCAAACCTTAAACGGGGAGGAACTGCTTTGTCCTTTTAAAAAAGAATAAACAGAGTGATATCTGTTATTTAACACGGAGAGGTTGCTTTAGGTCAAAAAGAATTAACTATTAGTAATAATCAAAACTAAAAAATTATCAAAATGACAGCACCTACTAAAATTACACCTACAAAACTGATCGCAAAACGCGAAGTACTTATCGCACAGATCAAAACCTCTTGGAATCTTATTATTAAAAACAATGTATTACCAACAGAGATGATGCCTCTATACAATTTAACAGCTGTATATGCTCAAATTAAAAAAGACGAAGCCAAGTTGATCGAAACGAAGATCAAACTACAGGCAATTAATTTTGGAATTAAGGACCTAAGTCTTATCTCTAAAGATAGCGCGTTCTATTCGATCTTTTTATTACAACAAATTAAAGAACGAGCAACAAAATTGGCAATGATCCCAACAAAAAAGGAAGATACCGAAAAAGTGGTATTTAGTAGAAAATTCATCAACGATGAAATTACTGAATTGAATGGGAAGATAACTATACTGGAGGAATATCTGCTAAAATTTAACGCTGAAGAAATTAATGACGCAGCATAACACTAACAAAGAAGTAATGGTAAATGCACTAGAAGAAGTGTAATTGGGTCCAATTCCCAAGCTTTAACAAAAGACAGATAATTTAAAAAAAGGGCAAATAGAGTTCGTTAGCTTCATAAGGGTCTAAAGACTGGTGTTGCGTTACAGTATACGACTATAATACAGAGACTCGTAATCAAAGTATTGTGATTAACTGGACAGTCAAGCGTAAAATCAGACAACGAGGCGTCCACGAAACGCCTACAAGTTTGTAACTCCAAATTATCTGTCATCACATTAAAAAACAAACAAAATGAGACCAATTGAAAGAATAGATGATTTTTTAAAAAAAGTAGATTGGAATGACCTATTATATAACAGATGGAAATTGGATAAAGAAATTTATTACGATAAAAAAATTGCATACGCAATAAAACCAACTGTTCCAGAATACTGGAAAGAAAATCCAGATATGAGAATCGGCCAAGTCCTTATAAACATGCAAATAGTGCCAAATGACATTGTAATATGGCATGCAGAAGAGCCAGACATTTTAATGTCACAGGGACTTCCACCAGAAGAATGTTTGTATTGGACTTCGCTCTACGACAAAGACATGAATCTTTTAGATGAACCATTAAACCGAAGAGTTAGCGATTTAACAAAAGATCATATTATCGCAATCGATAAATACATGAAAGAGCACAACGGAAAGATATCACCAGAAATGGAGCAAGCGTTCGTAAATGTTCTACTAAGGCCAGAAATCACATTAGATGATTATTCTGAAATGAAATAACAGATCCTATCAAACTTTATCACATAAGATTTAACTTAAAAGTAAATTAAAAATGCTGATAGAACTAGATTTGGAAGAGGCTAAGCGTCTCGGGATTACAGTAAATCAGATTATATTGATTAGTTTGCTGATGAATAAAACACCAATAAGACCTCTACTGGACGTAATTCCATTAGAAGAAGATGACATCAACAACCTAATAGATAAGGATATATTAACAAAAGAATCAACTTTTGATGAAAAAGATTTTTCAAAACTAGTCATAACCGAAGACTTTAAAACAAAAATTAAAGTTAAAGATTATTTTACTGAATTCTTTGAAGCATATCCAGCATCAGTGCTGAGAAATGATGGACTAAAGGATTACTTACGAGGAGATATATCTCGATGTAGGAAGTATTATGATAAAATAGTAGGAAAAAACAAAACCAAACATGACCACATGATGGATTGCCTAAAATTCGAAGTAGAAACAAGAAAAAGAGGAAATTCACTAGGTTATATGAAGAGAATGGCTAAATGGCTATTATCTGAAGAATGGCTATTATATGACGAATTTATGAAAGATAAAAAAATTCAAAAACATGCAGGGGAAGTTTATGGCACCGCAATCGAGTAGTAAAATACTAGGATACAGACATATATCAACTGCTACGAACGAAATTGTTGGATATATTCAAGACAGAAGGACAAAAAAAGTAAACTCATTAGCGACCAGATGGCCTAAATTCAATCGCCTAGCAATGGGAGGAATTGAACCAAATGCCATATATGCAATAGCAGGGGTCTCTGGGAGTGGAAAGTCGTCATTTGTCAATACATTAGAAACTGATCTTATTGATCTAAATCCACGCGAAGATATAGTAATCCTATCATTTTCGTTTGAAATGCTATCAAGCAGGCAAGTGGGAAGAAAATTATCCTATAAACTAAAAAAAACCACATCAGAGTTATATAGTGCCTCAGAAAAGGGGCTAATAACGGACGAAGAGTATGAGGGGATACAGAAAGAGGCAAAAACAATAATGAGTTATCCAATTTATTATGTAGATACGCCAGGGAACGTAAGCGAAATAGCAACAACAATAAAATTCTTTCAAGATACTCTTGCCAAAGGGAAATGGCTAGTAGTCATTATAGACCATACTCTATTAATTAGAGGAAGTGGTACCGGAGGAGAAAGAGAAATTATTGTGGATTTAGAAAAAGAATTAATAGGGGCAAAAAAAGTTGGTAAAACCTCTATCATACAAATATCACAAATGAATAGGAATATTGAATCGCCAGAAAGGTTAAACAATAGTTCTCTTCATTACCCACAGCGAAGCGACTTATCGTCAAGCGATGCGGTCTTCCAAGGATCAGACTATGTCATAGTAATACACAGACCTGAAGTATTAGGATTATTATCCTATGGTTACAACAATCTCCCCGTAAAAGATTGTGTATACTTACATTTTTTGAAAAATAGAGAAGGGGACCTTAAGATATTGAAATTTATCAATGATCTAAAGTATAACAACCTAAAAGAGCCAGAAGAAGACGAAATAACCGCGGAAAGACACCAACAGCAGCTAGAAATAAAAATTTAAAAAAACACACATCATGAATAACTATTACAATTTTACGGTAACATTGCCAACAAAGAAACAAGACAGATTCGGTTTGAAAAAAACAGCATTTGTAGAAACGATCATCGAAGGATGCCCATGGTTGACAGTGGCCGGAACAGACGCTCCATTCAAAAATACCCTAGGAAAGAGTATTAAAGGAATAGACTATGCACCAGCAGGAAGCGTATTGACTTTCGGTACCAGTAAAACACACGATGTAAATTGGATTGAAGATTTATCATATTTGAAAGATGGATACAAAATGCCAAACTACAATTTGATGACAGAAACAGCAGGAGCGCTAAAACACCTGACGTTATTTGCGCTCAACAACGCAAAACAAACCACAAAAAGTAACGACCGTTACTCAGAAAGTTATAAATGCCCACTTTGTGGAAATATTACAGATGTAGAAGAATTTGCTTCTTGTACAAAAGTAGGATACACCATAATCCCAAAGGCAATTAGCTTTCCAACCTTCTATAGTTATCGTAAACCTCAATACACCACCGAGTATACTGTTACTATCGAAAATATCTACGCATAATAATAACATGCGGATGATTATATCAAATCATATCAAATATTGTCAACTCTATCAAATAAAAAATCATCTGCTGTTTTTTAACAATAAGACAGCAAAATGGTTATACTACCAACAATAAAAAGCATACCCAAAGTATTAAACCCAAGATTCTTAATTTTGTTTGGAAAGCCTAAAACTGGAAAAACAACATTACTATCAACCCTAAAAAACTGCCTAATAGTAGATCTAGAAGGCGGATCAGAGTTCTTAGAAGCAATGGCAGTTCAAGCTAGAAGCGTCACAGATCTAGGAGAGATAGCAACAGCAATTAAAACAAAAATTGCAGAAACAGGGAAAAAACCATACGATTACATTGCAATAGATAATGCTACAAGACTAGAAGACATGTGTTTGCCATATGCCGCCAGCCTATATAAACAAAACCCAATAGCAAAGAACTGGACTGGAACTGATGTGAGAACGTTAGAAAAAGGAGCAGGATATCTTTATTTAAGGGAAGCCGTAAAAACAGTAATAGATAACTTTCGTAACCTAACAGATCATTTTATTCTGATAGGACATACAAAAGACAGTCTAATAACTAAAGACGGAATAGAATTATCTGAAATGGAAATAGACTTGGTTGGAAAACTTGGATTAATAGTCTGCGGAGAAGCAGACGCAGTGGGATATGTTTATAGAAAAACAAATGAGACTTTAATATCATTTGAAGGAGGAGTAAACTCAGTAAGAGAAGCAAGAGCCCCGCACCTAAGAGGGAAAAAAATAGTTATAGCAGATTCTGATAAAGATAATGTGATTACAACCTATTGGGATAAAGTATTTTTGCCATCAAATGATTAATAGAAAGAGACAGATTATGATATTTAGTACACAAAACGCTTTTGACGTTGAAAAGAAAGACATTGCCTTCTTAGAAGGAGGTATTCACGAAAATGTAAACTTTGTTAACGTGAGAAAAGAACGCTCCACCGGGGGCAATTTATTCCTTGAATTCGAATTTGCAAAAAACGGAGCCAAGTTAACCCATACAGAATGGGAACCAAATAAAAGATCAGAAGACACAGACGAACAATTTGCAACAAAAGCAAATAACCAAGTGGCAAGAATATTACAAGTTATGGGATGTTTCTACGAAAAAGAAGCATTACAGAACTACACTTTCAGCGAGTTCGATGAATTGTACTCATGGGTCAAATCATTAATGGATGCAGTTGATAAAAACAAACTATTGAGAGTAAAAGTTATTTATGGCGAAACAGGTTATACCTCATTGCCTAAATATGCCAAATATACTTTCATTGAGAGCATGGATATCCCAGCGGATAAATCTAAGATTAAAAAATTAGGTATTGATGTGTTTGATCGTCCAGAAATAGGAGATAAAGAAACATCAACTGCAACGGCAGCAAATATATTTGGTGGAGGAGCTACAGCAGTGAATATGATGAACGCTACCGCTAATTCTATGACAGCGCCTTTTTAAGCTGATTATAAACAGATTATGTATAATACCAATACTATTCTAAATCAAAACGCAGAGGCCAAAATTACAATGCAAAATATACTAGAGAAAGTAACTGATTATGATATCTTCTCTAAATATATAGGTGATTTTAAAATAGGTTATATATATAATAGTCCGTTACGAGATGACAAAAATCCTTCATTTGGAATTTTTGTAAGTAGAAAAACGGGAGATCTATTGTATAAAGACTTGGCAAGCGATGACTGCGGAAACGTATTTAAATTTGTTAAACGACTAAAAAACCTAAATACATATGAAGAGACCTTGAAAGTAATTTCAGAAGATATGAATATTAATGGGTTAAAATTAATGATGTCGTCAGAGCATAAGCAACGATTAATTAAAGACACGATTATAAGCGTAGTCAGAAAGCCATTAAATCTTACTGATATTAAATTTTGGAGTAGCTTTGGTGTATCTAAAGAAACACTTAAGATATACAATGTTAGTCCAATTTCTAAGTTTTTAACAAATGGAATAGTAAAAGGTAAATACGAAATAGAAAACCCTTTGTACTGTTACAAAGTGTTTAACAAGTTTAAAATTTATAGGCCTTTTGGTTCTAAAATGATAAAATGGAGAGGGAATTTAAACGCTCTTGATATTCAAGGATTTGAGCAATTACCGGAAAATGGGGATTTGCTTATTATCACAAAATCATTGAAAGATGTCATGGTATTACATGAGATGGGATATGATGCAGTTGCTCCTTCGAGCGAAAGCGTTACAATACCAGAGAGTGTAATGAATAACCTGAAAAAAAGGTTTAAAAGAATATTGATTTTTTACGATAGAGATAAAGCAGGAGTTGAATATGCAAGGAAAGTATCAAAAGCGTATAATATAAATGCAATCTTTATCAACAAAAAGTATAAAACAAAAGATATTAGCGATTTAGTCAAAGGACTGGGATATGCGAAAGCATTACAGATTTTTGATTCAATGGCTAATTAGCTGAAAGAACAGGATCGTCCATATCGATTAGCAACCTGTTAAAGTATTGCGATGTGTGATCAAAGCAATGTAAAAAAGTAGAAGATTGCAATTGGGATGATAACCCAGGGAAAAACAAACGTTAGATGTATATGGGTATATCAGTAGAGTGCAATGAAATAGTGCACACTTCAAAGACAAAATAATCGGAAGGCCATTGCCCACATAGGTACATGGGGATCTTAGAAATAAGATAGTATACGAGTTCGAATCTCGTATGGCCTACAATTTAAATTGAACCTTGGAAAAGTTCAAATAATTATCACTATTATTAATCTTCGTTAACAGAATGGAGTTACTCTGTTAATCAAAAAACAAAACATATCAAAATGAATATAAAATCCAATACAGAAAATTATCTGATTAGTCCAATGGAGACTGAAAAACATTTCGGAGTTAAGACGAGTAAATTTATCGTCATCGACAAAAATACATTTGACTTCGTAATTCAGGACAATAGCGAATATATATCAGAAGGAGAATGGATCGACGAGGAAATTGACGGACGAAAATTCCGTAAAGTGAAGAAAAACATACTTGCCGAATTCGGTGATATTTTGTTGAGCGAATACAAAAACTCTGACAAAATATATGAAATTATCAGCAAGAAATTCATTAACATGTCTGGACCTTCCCAGGTTATCAAGAATGCATTGTCAAATGATATGAACCTCATATTATACGGTAAAGGAGGTTTTGGTAAATCAGAAGTTTGTGACGAATTATTTTCATGTGCAGAATTGAAGGGGCGCGTATTCATTAAATCGCTATCTGAAGCTACCACCGTTGAAGACTTATTCGGAGGCATTAATATTAAGAAAATGACTGACACGGGCTCAATCGAATACAATTGTGAAAATTCATTCGCAAACAGTGAGATTGTGATTCTCGAAGAGATCTTTGACGCTAATCCACAAGTGTTGGCCGCACTTAAGGATACATTAACCTCAAAAGAAATTCGAAACGGAAATCAACGTTTCCCGATAAAAACCAAAATTATTATCGGGCTTACCAACAAAACATACGAAGAAGTAATTGAAGATGACTCAACAGAGGCGTTAACTCAACGATTCGCTGTATCATATCCATTCCAGTACGAAATCAACAAACTAAACTCAGCGAGTCTGATTTTAAATCGTTATCCAGACTTTGGAGAAGATAAACTGGCTGCAATGATTGACACTATTACAGAGATGAAAGGTCTTTCCCCACGAAAGATTCTGGAAATGTCAAAATACATTAAAAATTTGGATATCATTAAGAATAAGAACTATTCTGAAAAGATCACCAATAATTTGATGACGCCAGTAACCAATTACCTGAAAACAAAAACAAGTATCAATGTATATAAATCACTATTTAACGAAATCGTAACGACAAAGAAAGCAATACGAGACGGACAAATTACAGATTATGATTCATTCATTGATACCAGTCGAAACCTGGAAATCATTAAAAAGGCTATCGCTAGAAAGGCTATCGCTTTGAGTGGAGAACAAAGTGCTATAAATGCAATAAAAGAAATTGATGAGTTATTAACCCTGATTAACAAGCGATAATAATGATAGCAGGAAATAACGCACACGCGTGCTTCCAAGATATGAAGTACAATATGGAATACGAAGACTTTGTGAAATTAGCAGCAATTAAAAAAGCTCTAAAATCAAACAAAGACAGAGAAATGGAAAATTGTAAAGCGCGCGGGACATATACGAAAGAATATAAATCAGCGGAATTGGAACTGAAAAAATTCGAATCCATTATGCTACCAAGCATATATAATAAATTAAGCGGATACGAGACGCAATCAGCTTTTCAGAAAGGGGAAGATGGAGAAGACGTCGAGTCTTATAAAGATATAGCCTTGAAGTCAGATATAATGGCAGAATCAGGGAAATATGAAGAAGGCACGATCTTAAATAGAACGATCAATGCAATGTACAATGAGTACAAAGACATAATCCAATTTGAACCTACAAAAGAGGAAATCAAAGAAGAGCAAGGGGTAGTAAGTAGAAATACCTGCGCAGAAGAAAATTCTAACGAACACAAAGAGCCAGAGGACGGTAACCCACTAAAAGATATGGTAGGATACAAAGAATTGGAGGCTTGGCTAAAAAAAATGAAAGGTACTACAAATTCTAAGAAAAAGAAATATAGACAAATGTCAAAAATTTCTGATTTACAGAAGGTATCTCCTGTGGAATTTATTAAACCTAAGGCTTTGTTTATGAAAAAAATTATAGGCAAAGAGTTATACTTGAAACAAGTGATTGAAAGTGAGAGATTTATGCATACCATTATTGATAGATCAGGAAGTATGGGAGGTTTTCATGACTGGCGCAATGCCTTAATGGAAAAAACATATGATGATTGTGTAAAAATGAACATTAGCGTAGAAAATTCCTTTTGGAATTCACACTTGTATTCAACTGGTGAATTTGCACCACAACGAATAAGAAATAAAACAGATTTGGAGAATAAAGTGTTTACAATTGACGAAGATGACGAAGACAATATGGGTCGATGTACATTAGAAAAAGTTAGATTGTTAACAAAACTTAAAACAAAGCAATATTTATTAGTGATCTCAGACGGTACCGGTTCAATATACAATGCAGACCAGAGAGAAGCTATTTTTGCCGAAGCTGAATCAAAGAACATTGAAGTTAAATTCGCATTATTTTCGAAAAAAAATGACATGCAAGGGACAAAAAAAGAAGACATTTTCTACATTTATAAGTAATATTTTACATATGAATGAAGATAAAAATACCGACGAAGACCTATAATCGTCGAGCCTATTACAGAACAGGAAAGGGGTATTGTCTAAATTCATAGATAATACCCCTTATCGGAGTAACACCGAGATAGGCAACAATTCAAATACAGTATACAATTATGGATGCAGATAATTTATTACCTCGTAGATATGAAACATACGAGGATTGGTGTGCAAGGACTGGGAGAATGACATACAAAAGAAGTAGCATATATGATAACATTAAACCATATACACCTTTTGGAGATGCAAACACTCAACTAGTTACAGAAGCAAAAGAACATACAATAGGTCCGATAGAAATATTGGACTACACAACGTTTATTACAATCAAACAAAACTATTAAAATGGAAGCAACAAAAGTGATTATACCAGCAAAAGAGAATTTATTTAAGAAATTTTATAACATGACTGCAGATATTGCAAAGAAATTGAAAGAACCACTCGTGGAACGTTCGACTAAACGCAAATTTGAATCAGCAACAGACTTTTGCTCGGATCAGTTGATAGAAGCTGAAAATGAATTCAACAAATTAGTTGAAAACATTGAAGATTTAGATGTCAATAAATTACTCAAAACTGAAAAGAAAAAAGAAGATGCAAAAAAGACTAAAGAAGCTATCGAAAGATTGTATTTAGCATTCTTTGGAACTAAATTGGCAGCATAATCTATAAAATATGCTAAGGGGTTAGCAAATAAAGCATGTGCAAACTTGGATGTGATAATCCTGACACATGCTTTATTATTTTTTTTACTTAAACCGAAATAAAATGGATATTAGTATACCATATTACGAAGACAACTCAAGGATATCAAGATCCAGTTTAAATTGGTTCAAAATATCTCCTAGATACTTTAGGGATAAACTTGACGGCAAGATACCAAACGACGCCTCGTCCGCGATGGATAATGGAACCATGAGGCATGCTTACCTATTACAATACAATGAATTTAGTAAGATGTATAGGATATTGGACTTTACAATACCATCATCCTCTCAACAAAAACAATTTTGCCAATCTTATATAGATAGCAAAGCCCCTAGCGTCGTTTTAAAGGCGATAGAGGCATTTAAATTGAATTATAGTGCAACTGGTAAGACAGATGCTACGATTGAAGCTACGGCCCTTAAAATGGCTCTACAGCTAAAAGGATATATCAAATGGTTGAGAAGTAATACTGCCGGACAAAAGAATATGTCATGGGCTCAATTAACTTCATTGAAAATAATGAAAGAGAATGTTTCGCTTCATAAGAAAGCGAGAGAACTCATTTTGACAGAACTGGATTCACCTAATGTAGAAACACATAATGAATTCCATATTAACTGGGAATACGAGACAAAATTCGGAGGAACAGTTTCATGCAAATCATTAATCGACAGATTAATAATAGACCACGAAAGCAAAGTAATAAAATTAATTGATATAAAAACGACACTTAGTAATAGTAATTTTGCAGAATCATTTACAAAATACGATTACGGGCAGCAAATGGCATTCTATTGGATGGCGATATATTGGTATTTTAAAAACGAATTGAATCTTGATATAGAGGAATACAGAAGCGAAACTTATATTGTAACCATTGAAAACGGCAACAATGAAGTTAAAGTTTTGAGTGTTCCGGAAAGAACAATACTCAACAAACTTACAGACATAGACAACAACTTATCACAAATAGATTGGCACTTACGCAATGGTCTATGGGATTACACAAAAGAATACTACGAAGGTGATGGTGTAGAATCATTACTTGAACATGGTACTTAAAGAAACATTGAATTCCTCATTACTATTTTTATTACCATTAGTAGCTGAAAAAGGTGAAACTTGGTTAGATTACACAGGCGCAAAAAACCTATATTCGACGCGAGACGACAGTTTTGTGAATGGATACAACATAGATATAAATAAGCCATGGTTGGATCGACATATATTCCTACTTTTCGAAGCAGCAATAGATTTAGATCTACCATTATCAAAGTTAAGAAGAAATGAGAATTTCAAATCAAAATATACAGTAAAAATAAATAAAGTCTTTTACGTAATCTATGCATATAGGATACCAGATGAAAAGGAAAAGTCATATAGACATATCCTTGATGGGGACTATAGACATATAAGCGGAGATGATAAAGCAGATATAATATCTTTTTGGGAAGAGGGAGTTGACTCATTATTATTTCACTCACTATACCGTAGCGATAAGACGTTAGGGAAAATAGAGAATGAAGAAATATACGAAGTTGATTATCTTCCGACAAGAGAAGACATTATGCATGCTATAATGATTAAAGACGAAACTAAAAATGCCATTACTTGCTAACTGCAGGTGATGGCATTTTTTTTATTATTTTGCAACTCTATCTATTCGAAACGCGACAGAGCCAAATTATTGTGGCCTTGTTGATGATTTTTTTCTAGCATTTCTTTTTTTGATAACATTTGGGTCTGTTGGACCTAATGCTCTAAAGATCAATCCAATATTCTTTCTCATGTATAATTCCTTAGCCTGTAAATCTGGATGCAGAAAGTTTTCATAGATATTCTTGTACCCGGGTATCAATTTAGTAACATACTGCTCTCCTTTAGTTTTGCCTTTATATTTTCCTCTCTGTATCTCAGTGCCTAAAGTCCCAGACATCAATCCATCTGTGATATTGAACATTACATCCCATTGATTTTGTGCGGCTGTAGGTGATTTTAAAATTCCTAATGCATCTGCCGGAGAAAATACTGCATTCTGTTCGTATAGAACCCTCATTGCGGCTATATATAACATTTCTTGTGTAGATGGTTTCTCCTTGTCTTTATCAGGCTGATCAGGTTTTAATAGCGAAGTAAGTATTGCGGTAATTACCATATATTTTACTTCATTTAAAGTCCTTTTAATATTATATACCTTATAGCTCTCAGACGTATTTAGAGACTCTCTAAGAGGCTTAATTATGTTAAAGGTAAGAATGTTCAACAATGCTTGATAACCTGCCTTAGAAGTCGCTAAAGTACGATATTGACCCTCATCCATCATACCTTTAGTATAATTAAACATCCTGCCACCAAATCTATCCTGAATAGCACCAACCATCCATCCTCTATGCATCATTAATGCACTAGCAATGGCATTTGTATTAATAGCATTTCTATCTGAAGATACGAGAACACCATCTAATTTAGCAGCTAATCTTTCTGCAACCATATTAGACTTATTCATTACTTCTTGAGTAACAAACGCTTTGTATTTTGGGTCTACTGATAATTGACCACTTTTCTTATCAATTATAAATGAGTCATATAGATTAGTTGGTAATGCATTAAAAAATTCAATAGCATCCTTTCTGTTAGATCCTGGAGTTGTAGACATAAATTTAGTAATAAATTCATTCCTATTTACATATGTATCTCCATCTAATTTATACCCTTTTAATACTGCTATAAGCATTCTAGATTTAACTAAGAAGTCACCTG